CGCGCCCTGGCGCTGCTGCTGCAACGGCCCGCCAAGCGCGAGGAAATCGACACCGCCGCCGGATGCAGCAATGCCCCCGACCTGATGGCCGAACTGCGCCGCCGTGGTCTTGAGCTGCCGTGCGAGCGCGTGCCGGCCCTCGACCGAGACGGCCGCCCCTGCCGCCCTGGCGTTTATAGCGCGACCGCCGCCGACCGCCGCAAGATTGCCGCATGGCTTCGCCGCCGGGAAGGAGGCCACCGCCATGCGTGAGTTCATCCGGGAGATTGTGTTTGCTGCGAAGGTCGCAGTCGTGTCGGCTGCTGTGTCTTGGGTTCTGGCGAGGTGGCTGCAATGACTCGCTACGCACCCCGCACGCCGTTCAGGTTCTCCATTCACCTGCCGGACCATGTGGCCGACACGGTGCACCTGAGCGCAGAGGAACACGGCTGCTACATGCGCCTGCTGTTTTCCTACTGGCGCTCCGGCCCGCCGAAGGACGACGACCGCGTGCTTGCCCGCATTGTGGGCCTGTCGGTCGAAGAGTGGGCCGAGGTACGGCCGATGGTGGAGCCGTTTTTCGAGGTCTTGCATGGGCAGTGGCTGCACTGGCGCACTGACGACGAACTCCAGTCCGCCTACGAGGCCATCGAGAAGTCGAGCCGCGCCGGCAAAACCGCCGCAAAAGCCCGATGGGACAAGGAGAAAGGCCGCGCGTCAGGCAATGACAAATGCGAAGCCGATGCGGTCGCAATGCGGTCGCAATGCGAATCGCAGTTCCAACAGAAAGATAAGGGGCACGCACCGAGCGCCGGAGCAAAGCCCCAGACCAAACCCCCCCGAGCCAAGGCGAAGGATTTTGATGAGGACGTAGCCATTGCAGAGCGCGCCCTAGGTATCGGAGGTGCAGCATGACGACCCTGCGACCGTACCAGTCCGCCGCCCTCGAACAACTCCGCTCCGCCCTGGCTAGGGGGCATAGGCGCGTGATGCTCTACAGCCCGACCGGCTCAGGCAAGACCGAAACCGCGTTTGGGATGATTCAGGCCGCCATTGCCAAGGGAAAGCGGGTGGCCTTCATCGCCAATCGCAAGGAGCTTGTGCACCAGGCATCGCGCCGCCTGACGCGTTCCGGCATCGCCCACGGCATCCTGCAAGCGGACAACACGCGGAGCCTCGACGCGCGGGTGCTGGTGTGCTCAATCGACACGGTGCACCTGCGCGGACTGCCCGATGACATCGCCCTCATCATCATCGACGAGGCGCACGCGGTAGCCGGTTCGACGAAGTATCGAGAACTGCTATTCAGGCTGAACCGCGTGCCCGTCATCGGCCTGAGCGCGACACCGTTTAGCCCCGGCCTGGGCAAGCACTATGACGAGCTGCGCGGCGCACTGTTTCAGGAGCTTGTGACGGCCGCCACCATCCGCGAGCTTATCGACCTGGGCTATCTGGTCGACTGCGATGCGTTCGCCCCGGCAGAGCCCGACCTGACCGGCGTGCGCACGCAGCGCGGCATGGGTGGCGAGCTCGACTACAACGAGCGCCAGCTAGCGGAAGCGGTCGATAAGCCGGCTTTGGTGGGCAACATCGTTTCACACTGGATGAAGCACGCCGCCGGCAAGCCGACCGTCGTTTTCGCAACGAACATCGCCCACTCGCAGCACATCGTTACCGAGTTCGAGCGCGCCGGAGTTGCAGCCGCGCACATCGACTATCACCACTCCGACGACGAACGCGCCGCCATCCTCGACGGGTTCAACCAGGGCCGCTACACGGTGCTGTCGAACTCCGCTCTTCTGGCTGAGGGATGGGACGCGCCGCACGCGGAGGTGATGATTCTCGCGCGACCCACGAAAAGCCTGATTCGCTTCATTCAGATGGTCGGCCGCGTACTGCGCCCACATCCGGGAAAGGAGCGCGCGCTGATTCTCGACCACTCCGGGACGGTCCTGCGCCTGGGATTTCCGACCGACGACCTACCGCTGGAACTCGACGACGGCAAGGCCAACGCATCGAGCACCAGGAAGCAGGAACGCAAGGCGAGCGAGCCGAAGCCCTGCCCGTCGTGCAAGTTCGTCCGGCCTGCCGGCGTGCATGTCTGCCCGTCGTGCGGATTCGCGCCGGCTCGCCGGTCTGATGTTGAGGTCGCAGAAGGCGAGCTGCGCAAGCTGGACCGCAAGACGAAGAAGCCCGCAACGCCCGACCGCAAGCAGCACGTCTATTCGCAGTTGCTTCAGGTCGCGCGCAACAAGGGGTATTCACCGGGCTGGGTGAGTCACAAGTACCGCGCCATGTTCGACGTATGGCCGCGCGGCATGCGCGAAGTCACGGCCGCACCATCGGCTGAACTGCTGTCCTGGCTGAAGTCCGAGCAAATCCGATTCGCCAAGGCCCGCGAGAAGCAGCAGGAGGGCCGCGCACATGGGTAACAGGCTAGACGTGCGCGAGGTCGCGCAAGGCCGCTGGCGGTCGATTCTGACGGTCCTGGGCATAGACGAGCGCGCGCTATCCGGGAAGCACGGCCCCTGCCCGATGTGCGGAGGTAAAGACCGCTTCAGGTTCGACGACCGAGAAGGCCGGGGAACGTACTTTTGCAGCGGGTGCGGTTCTGGTGACGGTGTGCAGCTAGCGATGGGCATCACCGGGCAGAGCTTCCGCGACGTAGCGCGCGAGGTCGAACGCATCGCCGGCACGGTCCGCCCGACCGCCGCCAGACCCGAGCGCAGTGACGACGACAAGCTGGCCGCGCTGCGCCGTGCGTTCATGGCATCCAAGCCCATCGAGCGCGATGACGAGGCATGCCGTTACCTGGCTGGGCGCGGTCTGCGCCTGTACGACCTGCCCGAGTCCGTGCGACTGCATCCGAGCATGGCGTATTGGGACGGCGGCGCGGTGCTGGGCAAGTTCGCAACGATGCTCGCCACCGTGACCGATGCCGCCGGCCGCGCGGTGAGCCTGCACCGGACATACCTTCAGGACGCACGGAAAGCGCCTGTACCGGAGCCGAAGAAGCTGATGGAAGGGCTACCCCTTGCCGGCGCTGCAATCCGCCTGACGCCCGTTTCCCGAACTCTGGGAATAGCCGAGGGCATCGAGACTGCGCTAGCCGCCGCTCAACTCTTCGAGGTGCCCGTGTGGTCCTGCATCAGCACCAGCGGCATCGAATCGTTCGAGCCGCCCGAGGGTGTGCGGCACGTCATCGTGTTCGCTGACAACGATGCCAACTTCGCCGGGCAGGCCGCAGCGTATCGAGCCGCGCATCGGCTGGCGCTGAAGGGCATCGAGGTCGAAGTCATCACCCCGCCGACCGTGGGCGACTGGCTGGACGAACTCAATCGCCACAACAAGGAGTCATCGCAATGAGTCTCGAGATGTACCGCGCTGTCGAAGCCGCCCGCCTTCTGCTGGAGGAAGGGCACCCCCTGGCGCGAGCCGCAACGGTGGCCGCCGCTGAATTTGGCGTGAGCGCCGAGGACGTGGCCCACCTTGCCAGTGAGGCCCACGAGGCATGCGCCGCCGCACGCGCTGACCTTACGAAACCTGACGGAACGTGACAAAACGTGAGTAGTCGCGTGGTTACCAGTCCGGTTACCAGCAACCCGAGGCGCTGGCGCTGGTTAGCGAGACGCTGGTTAGTGCGCTGGTTAGCGCGGTATCCAGTTCGGTATCCAGCGAACCGGCACCCTTGCCGGAGGGAGGGGGCAGGTCGAATCCCTAGCCGACACCCTCACCAGGACCGCGCCCCAAAGCGAATTTCCACGACCGCGAAATTGCAACTTCCCGAGGCGGCCGCCGGGAACGAGGCCGAGGGGGGAGCCCCCGCGAAAGTTTCAGAATCGACACCCCTGGAAACCGCGCCCCAACCCACGCGCGGAAAAAATCCCGTCTTTCAAATGAAGTTCAGTGACTGAGCCGCCCGCACCACTCACTAAACCGACACCCGCCCCCGAGGCGGGTTTTTTGTGCCTGGCGTGCGAGGTGGGCGAGGCGCGAAGCTGCGCCGCAGCATGCCAAGCGCAACCGCAAGCAAGAATCGACGCATCGCCCGGCCTGCAATGCATGCAGAAGGACGGCACGCCCTTTGCTTCATCTTCTGGTGCGCTGCATCGCAGCAAGGGCACCGCGCCAGCGAGGCCGCAGAAGCCGCCGAAGCGCCCCGCAAGGGCAGAGCATCACCGCGCCCTGCTGCGCCGCCTGTGGCCCTTCCTGGCGCGCCTGGAGCGCATCGCCGCCGCAGGACCGGACCCGAGCGCACGCCGAGCGAACCCCGCGCCCGGTTACAGCGCAACCAGGACGGCAGGCCCTCGACCTCGACCATCACCAGGAAGCCGCGCCCGACCGAGCGCACGAGGCCGCAACCTGCACCAGCGAGGCCGGCCGCGTGGCTACATCGCCCCGATTTGGCTACATGGTGGCTACATGGCCCCGGAAAGCAAAAAGGCCAACCCCGGAGGATTGGCCTAAGTGCTTGAATTTCTTGGTGGGGGCACTAGGACTCGAACCTAGGACCAATTGATTAAGAGTCACATTTTCTGTCAATTTCCATCAACGCCGACCGAACCGCAAGACCCCGAAAACAGGCCGCAAACCCTTGATTTCGCTAAGGCTACACGAATCACAAGGTTGATTCATGTTGAGCGATGTTGCTAGAATCTGGCTACATGGTGGCTACATGGAATCGCCGTGTAGCCAACCCAAGCCGGAGCCGACACCATGCAACGCGAGCGCCTGACCCCCGAACGAATCCGCCGCTTCACCTGCCCCGAGGGCACCGCGCAATCCTTCCTGTGGGACACCGAAGCGCCCCGCCTTGCCGTGCGTGCGACCGCTGGCGCAAAGTCCTTCATCTTCGAGAGCAAGCTAGACCGGCGCACCATCCGCGTGACGATTGGCGACGTGCGCGCCTGGAACCTCGACGACGCCCGCACCGAAGCGCGCCGACTGCAAACCGAGATTGACCAAGGCAATGACCCGCGCGAACAGAAGCGCGAGCGCATCGCTGCCGCCGAGGCCAAGCGCGCCGCAGCAGAAGCCGCCAAAGCCGAAGCCGACCGACAGGCCCGCTACACCCTGCGTGCCCTGTGCGATGCCTACCTGAGCGCCCTAGAGCGCGCCGGCAAGGGCAAGAGCGCCGCCGGAGCGCGAAGCCTGTTCAAGTGCCATATCGACCAGGACACCGCGAACAAGCCCGCGCGAGCAGTGACCGCGCACGAGGTCGCCGCGCTGGTGCGCAAGGTGAGGGAAGCCGGCAAGGAG